TGCAGCGACCAGCATTAGAACCAATGAAGGTGTTGTGGCTGCCAGTGGTGTTGTATTTGCCAGCATTAGGACCAATGAAGTTGTTGTAGTTGCCAGTGGTGTTCGCGCGACCAGCATAGTAGCCAAAGAAGTTGTTGTAGCCGCCAGTGGTGTTGCAGCGACCAGCATAGAAACCAAAAAAGTTGTTGTTGCTGCCAGTAGTGTTGCAGCGACCAGCTTCAGAACCAAAGAAGTTGTTGCTGCTGCCAGTGGTGTTGCAGCGACCAGCACAACGACCAAAGAAGGTGTTGTTGCCGCCAGTGGTGTTGCTGAAACCAGCACATTGGCCAGCAAAGAAGTTGTGACAGCCAAAGGTGTTGCAGAGACCAGCACTTTGACCAATGAAGGTGTTGTGGCTGCCAGTGGTGTTGTTCTTACCAGCACATTGACCAGCAAAGAAGTTGTTGCTGCCAGTGGTGTTATAATAACCAGCATATCGACCAATGAACGTGTTGTCGATGCCAGTGGCGTTGTTGTAACCAGCAGAACGACCAAAGAAGTTGTTGTCGCTGCCAGTGGTGTTGTTGTAACCAGCAGATAGACCAATGAAGGTGTTGTATCTGCCCTCGGTGTTATAATAACCAGCACGATTACCAATGAAGGTGTTGTAGTTGCCAGTGGTGTTGTTTAGACCAGCACATTGACCAGCGAAGAAGTTGTTATTGCCCTCGGTGTTGCAGCGACCAGCATAACGACCAAAGAAGTTGTTTTGGCTGCCAGTGGTGTTGTTGTAACCAGCTTGAAAACCAAAGAAGTTATTATAGTTGCCAGTGGTGTTGCAGAAACCAGCATTATTGCCAAAAAAGTTGTTGTAGCTGCCAGTGGTGTTGCAGGCGCCAGCACATTGACCAGCGAAGAAGTTGCTGTTGCCAGTGGTGTTCTGTTGACCAGCATATTTACCAATGACGTTGTTGTTGCTGCCCTCGGTGTTATAATAACCAGCATATTTACCAATGAAGGTGTTGTAGCTGCCAGAGGTGTTTTCGGTACCAGCATTAAGACCAAAGAAGTTGTTGTTGGTGCCGATTGTGTTGCGGCGACCAGCACAGGCACCAATGAAGTTGTTGTTGCTGCCAGTGGTGTTGCAGGCGCCAGCATTGCTAGCAAAGAAGTTGTTGCCGCCGCCAGTGGTGTTGCGGAAACCAGCATTATTGCCAAAGAAGTTGTTGTAGCCGCCAGTGGTGTTGCAGGCGCCAGCACAGTTGCCAGCGAAGAAGTTGCTGCTGCCTGTACCGCCTGAGCCCGAAATACAACTTACTATATTTGTAGTATTGCAGACACTGAACGTGGTTGGCATATTATTTATTGTATTAGCCGCATCATTAAACGTGCTTCTAAATTCATTAAACGTGTTTGATAACTCTACTTGTGGTATCGGCATTATTTTATCTCTCGTTAGTTATTTGTAACAATAATTGTTTAATTTCGCTGAGGTCCGATTTAATACTGTCCACTTCGTTGCGAATCAAAGAAATCTCATTTCTACTCTTGTTTATATCAGAGATTTTTCTTTTTTGAATTTTATATTGCAATAATGAATTCATGTCTGTATTTAGTATAGCTTTAGAATTTCTATCTCTTTCAGTAAACCCACGGACAGGATCAGCAATTAAAATCTTTTCTGCTATCATGCTAATGCAATTCCTCTTAAATCTTTTACTTTTGATGCAAAACTTGGATTGCTAGACAAGAAAACAATCTTAATTGCGAATTGTTTATATCCTTGAAATGTTCTTGCATCAGGTGTCGTATATGCAACTGTGTTATTTAGAACACGGAAAACGTTTTCTCCAGAAGAAAGCGTAGAGAATACAGATTCAACTGTCAATGATGTATTATTTGCAATCGTAGAAACCACACGTTCTGTTCTAGCCAAGCCGACAGCAATTGTGTCACCAATCTTCAAGTCTTCAATGAATCGTGTAGATGTACCAGTAACTGTTGTTGATACGTTAGAGGTTGCAACTGTGCCAGAAAGCAATTCAGAACCACCAGTTTTGGCTACAGACGGAACAACATACTTTTCTTCTTTATACTCATTCTGATTTAGTGTGAACGTTTCAGTTCCAACTAATTCCATAGGAGTATAGAATTTATCGTCAAACGCATCTGTATCATTTTCATTCAATAATTTAGCATAGACTTTAATTGAAGTTCCTGGTGGGCGATTGACTCTCAAATAAGTGACTAAATCTGCGGCTTCAAATCCGTCATTTAGTGTCACAACTTTAGTGATGTATCTAGACTCAGAAGAATATGGTCCAGTTGGATTCTCTTCATTGCGAATAGACATTGCTTGACTGACTGCATTTGATGTAGCGAAGTTGTTTATAACAGTCAAGAACGTGTTATTTGATACTGAAGAAACTCTGCGATATTCGTCACCAAAGTATGCGTATTCACCAGCGAACACTTGTGTCGTAAAAGTTGTACCAGTACCAATAACAACATTATTGCCAGAACTATATGTGACTGTTCCGCTCACCTCTGTGCTGTCTAAATTGTTGATAATATTTTTATCAAAGTGGAATCTAATACTTTCATTGTCAACGTACGGACTAATAAACTTGTTAGCTGTAGACAATGTTGCTCTTACTTGCAAAGATTTAAATGCACTTGCTGTCTCTGAAGCTGTAGTAGAAATTTGTTTTCTAGAACGTAATACCAGTCTTTCATAATTTTTAACTGTAGTATAATCAGCATCAACTGTAAATGTGCTGTCCGCAGTCTTGATATCATATGTGATATTTGTTTCAGGAAGAATTTGATCGCTAATAGCTGGAGTCAATGCATCATAAGTAAATGCAGTTGTTTCTGGAATATTAGTCCAAAATGCAATTTGCTCTGAAGTATTAAATTCCGCAACTCTCATTGTGAATTTCATATCAATATTTTGTTTTGCTGTCCATGTTGTATCAGTAGAAGATGTAAACAAAATTCCACTATTGTATGCACTTTCAATTCTAGTTTGTCTGTCAGGAAGAGTAATGTCAATTGCACCCAATTCAGCAACCCAAATTGCAAAGTCTGGATCATTATTCTCAGGCTTAACAGCAAAACAATACTCATTGCCAGGACTCAAATAGATAGGATTTTTAAATGTGAATTTAGTTGCGGTTGATGCATCTTCACTTATATTAATATTTACATTGTTAACAACTGCACTATCACTACCATTAACAAATTGTGCAGATGGAAATCCATTTTCTATTTCACGAACTTCAACTCTTACATTTCTAGTATTTTCTTGTGATTTTGTTCTGAAGAAAAGATCAATAGAAGTTAAATAGAAACCTTTTGTGAATGTATCTGGATCAACAAAGAAACTTTGAGACAATGGATCAAAGTTTCTTGGTGGTGGTGGTGGAATTGGCACTGCTGCCCTGCCAACCTCAACACGTTGTTGAGAAATAACTTTTCTGCCCAATGATCTAATATTATCTGCGGCAATGAATGTTGCATTAAATGGGCGAGAGTTAATTGTGAATGAACCAGTCTTCTGTAAAATGCCTTGTGAGAAAATTGTATTTCTTGCGCTAGTTAATGTTGTTCCCTCAGAATTTGTAGGGCTGTCTGTAACTTTGAATTCACGTGGACCAGTATAAAATTTGCCAGATGGAACTTCAAACAATAATATAATTTGATTATTGTTAACAGTGAGTGGCTGTGTTGCACCATTAGCGATAGCTTCCCAAGTACTTCCACTATTGCCAGTCAGTTGACCTGCACTGTTCATTAGGTCGTTTAATGATTGTACTGTAGTAGTGCCAAACAATGAGATTTGAAAACAATTTTCAGTGACGTTTACACCATCAAAGAATGCATAAACTCTAGCATTATTTTTTAATCCTGTAGCTTGAATAACAAAGTCACGAGGACGCATTCTAAGCGCGGCTTCAACTTGAACAACTCTATCAAACTTAACATCTTGTGTAGACGATGTTGTTTGATTGCCTGCTGCCAATTGATTATATGCTTCTTGTGTTGTTTGCTGTAGTGCAGTAGTGACATTAAATTGGCCAACTTGAGTTGTTTGATTTGTTCCAGCAACAAGTGTAGTTTGTTGTGAACTACCAAGCCATTTTTGATTTAAAGGTGCAACTTCTGTATTCCATGCACTCACTAATGCTTTCCAGTTATCTGCGCCTTGGTCATCATTGTAAACAACTGATTTTGTAGGATCGTTTGTAGTGTCAAAGAAAGTGTCTGTAAATGGTACAGCAATCAAATCACCAGTCCAAATAAAGTTTAATTCTTCAGCAAGTCTTAATTGTCTAGATGCTTTATCTTGTTTTAATCCCTTTGCTTCAACTTCAGTATACGGCAACATAATTTTGTTGCCAGAATTTATAGTTGTTGTTGAAACAGAAGCTGATGTAGAATAACGAAGACCAATCGTGTTTGCATTGTCTTGTAAACATGTCAATAATTTATTCTTCTTATCAATCGCACAATCTTTACCATCATCGGATGTAGATGCTACAGCCCAACCAGTAAATGGATCAACAAGAATACCATTTTTGAATCTGTCTAATCCATCATTGTCCAATTCTGTAGTGTCTGTTGCTTGCTTCTCCAAGAAACTCAATGCAGTAAAATACTCTAGTCTTTCAAGTCTTTCATTTATTCTTGCAACATCTCGCATAGTGAATCGTTTGTTTTTCAACAATCTGATTTTCACCTCTGACGGCAGAGAAGGATACGCTGGAATATTAAGTTCAGCAATTTCTAATGTATCTGGCTTAGTTGGTGGAGATTCTGCTCTCTGATTACCAGCTTGTGCTGGAACACCATCATTGATGCCGAACACACCAGCGTTATTAATGTATACTTTAGAGATTCTACCTTTGTAGTAAATCAAATCTGCATCAAAATCTGAACCAGATTCTGGAATACGAAGTCCAAATGTTGGCACTTGATATGTTCCCACATCAATTGGATTTAAAGATGTATTTGCAGTTTTGATTGGTCTGAAATCAATAGAGTCGCGAAGTTTAAAAACTTTCTTAGTCGTAGGACTTGTGAATATAGGAATGTCGCCAGTTGTGATTGTAGTATTTGATGTTGCATCATCGTTAACTGGATATGAATTAACTGATATATATCCAACACCTTGAGATGTGTCGTGTGCAAAGTTATCAAAAACTGCTAACAATCTACCTGTTGGAACATAACCAGTAATTGGTGTAATTGTTCCGTGTTCGTATGCATAGTCACGTTGTCCGTTATCTAATACATAATTTGCAGTAACATCTGTGTTTGCTGTAGTAGCGGCAACTGCGAATGACGATGATTGATAAACAGCATGTAGCTGATATATATCACCAACACCTAAACCAAATGGTCCGGACAGCCCACTACTGTGCGTATTTGGATTAGTATTCGCTGTAGTTTGAAAACTTAGTGTTTTAATTTTCTCTTTTGCATTTGCTCTGTCCATAGAGACAATAACATCAGCAGTAAATGTTGCACTCTCTTTAACATCAATTGCTACTGTTCCAGGAGATGTAACACTAACTGTTCGTGTGGCTCCTGAACCACCATTGCCAGAAAGCGATAGAATTGTTCCTGTAGGAATAATTTTAGTGAATGCATTTGCAGTAGCACCAGTTGTGTGTGCAGTTGAAAGAGTTAGTGATGTGTTATTTGCAATTGATGCAATCTGTCTAGTTAAGGTATTTGCTTTAATTAAATCACCGACATTCAATTGTGTAGTGAATGCTGTTCCACTTCCAGTAACGATAGTATTGGCGGCTACAATAGTAAGAGTACCAGTCAACGCAGATGTTTCTACGTTTGCGCCAGCATTGTTAACAACAACCATATAGAAATCATTTTTCTGGGTTGCATTTAATGTATCTGTACCAACAAATGTTTCGCTAACAACGTCAGTTGCAATAGTAGCAACACCAGCCGTGAATGAAACAGTAAATTTCTTTTTAAATCTAAAAGCAGTTTCAACGTTTTCTGAATCATCACGCACAGTTTTAATTGCATCATATGGCAATGGAAAAATCATTGTGCCAAATGATGTTTCTTGTAAGACAGCACCAGCGGATGTTGTCACAACATCAGCAAACCGTTTTGGTGTTGCAGAATCAAAAACGGAACGAACATCTTTAAAGTTATTTCCTGCACCCATTACAATATCATACAAGTACAAATAGTATCTTGCATCAGCAGTGCCTTTAGCACCACTCACATATTCAATAGAACGAACTCGTGCAGTACCAATTGCACTTCCTGATACAGTTGCAGTTGAATGCACTAAGTTTGTAATAACTTGTTGTGCTGTATTATGTAGATCAACAGTAGTTGATTCCATAATGTCCCATGCACCAACAACTTCTTTGACTTCAATATATTGTCCGTAATTGATTTGTGTCTTAGTTTGTTCTACGTATTGAGTGCTAAGACCTTTTTCAATTTCAATTGGAGTTTTTGTAATAATCTGATTTCTATAACCAGACACATAAGATGTGAACGGATCAACTTCAACTAAAAGTAAATCTGTATTGCCGCCTTCAGCAGAAGTATATCTGCCACCATTGTCGCCATTTATTAAATGCTCACGAACAACAACAATTGGATCAGACAAAGTGTAATTGCCAGATTCTTCTTGTGTGCGTTTTGCAAGAACTTCTTCTAATTTATTTTCTACAGTAATTGATTTTCTTTTTCTTGCAATACCATCTTCAATTTCTGCAATTGTAATAAATTCATTTTCGTCTGTAGTTTCAGTTAATGCAATTTTTGTTAGAGTTGTATCAATTTTTAATCTATCTGCACCAGGCGCTTGAAAGTTTGGTGTGCCTTGTGCATTGTCAACAAGACTTTGATCTTCAATGTAATCAACAAAAGATTTGTTTGGAACTAATCCAACTTTATAAGAAGGTTCGTTTGTGTACTTATCAAGAATAATTGTTTGTGTAGAATGCTTAACAAAATGGTCTGCAACATAAACAACACCTTCAGATACGGTGATTTTAGATCCGTAGTCGTACACTTGTTCTGTAGCAAGCCCCTCATCAACAACATTTCGTACTGCATTTGTTAATGCACTAGCCGCATATACTCTACCTGTTGTATTTGCTGTGAAAATAGTTTCTGAGTTTGCAAATGAAGTATTTGCCCTTTGATCCGAAACAACTGTTATGTTAAGTACTTGATTTACACCAGTGCTTAATATCGTGTTTGCTGTTGTTACGGTTAATGTTCCAGTTGTGTTTGAAACAAAGATTTTATTTATACCAGTAATCGGATCTGTGTAATATGCTTCAATTGTTGCAGTATTACCTGTCGAAAAGGTAATTGTATTTCCTGATGTAAGTGTAGACGGCGCAGTATTTACTGTAAGAACTTGTGTTCCATTTGTTGCATAACTAATGAACAATGTTTTAGGATCATCTCCGTCAATATCAGTAACTATTCCACAGTATGCTTTGATACCACTGTTTGCACCATAGACAATTTTACTTAATAAATTTGCAACTGCAACTTCACTACCATTGTAGTTTGTTTGAAGTTTTACGAAATTTAAATTTAAATCTAAATTTTGTTCACACCCGTCAACTAATGCGCCTTGCTTGAAAAAATATTCAGCAAAGCGTCTAGTTTGCACTTGTTGAAGAGTTTGTGCTTGTGTAAGTTCTCTAGCCTGAACAGCACGTCCAGGACGATAGAGAACCCTTACAAACTTCTTATCTTCATCATAATCATCAAAGTATGGACTGGTGTTTAATTCCACTCCACCGGGATTTGTATTTGCCATTTATTTTTCAAGCCTATTTTTTTAACTTAGAACTGAATAATCAGTTTAACGTCTTCAATTTGGTCATCCGATCTTGCGATTGGCACACGATTTTCAACATAGATAATGTCGCCGCTGTATGGTTTTAAACCTGGAGTTGTAATAACTGCAATTGTTCCTGTTGCACCAGATGTGCCACCAGTTACGCTTGCTGAGTTAGCAAATGGCAGATTCAATGGTAATGTTGTGAATATGCTTGGTGTTGTAAATTCAATGAGAGATGCTGTGTTTGATCCACTAGTGATAGTTTCATCTACTGTGAATGTGCCAGAGATGCTAGACAATTGATATTTAAATGATTGTCTAAAAGAAGAAGCAACCGCTCTTGTGCTTGTACCATACAAATATGGATCACGAACAATACCAACTTGACGGAATTCATTAGCTGTAGAGAACGTATTAGATTCATTACCATCTAAACGAACGTTCAACATGATGAATTTACCACCAAGCTCTTCAACTGCGTCAGAACCATGCCCACCTTGTGGTGAAATGATTGCTGTTGCTGTTGCTGCACCCGATGCAAATGCAACTGTTGCTCTTGTATATCCTGTACCAGCCGCAGTAATTGTAACTGATGTGACAACGTTAGCGGTAATTGTAGAGTTAGCTGTGGCGCCAGTACCATCGCCAGTAATCGTAACTGCTGGCGCAGTAGCATATCCAGTACCACCTGCTGTTACTTTAACAACGTGAATACCACCATCAACTGCAGCCGTTTGAACGTCCCATTGATCTTCGCCACCGTCAGAAGTTAATGTCTGAACTGGAATATAATCGTTAGTCAAGAATTTCAGCGCTTTAGCCGTTGTAACAGTATACATAAATTTCCAAATGTATCCGTCTGCGGTTGTAAATGGTGATGTGCTTACGCCTGTTGGCTTTGTTGTTGATGCAGCAGCACTGACATTAAACAAACATTTATATACGTTATATTCTTCAGTCATAACGTAGAAGTCGTCCTCTAACAAATCAGTATCTTGATCGTCATATTGGTCATAAACTGTACCTGAAGTCCAGTTGTAACGTTCAATTGCGTGTGTTACGTCCGATGTAGTAATTCGTTTTGCTGCATACATATCACGCCATGGCGTGTATTCAATGTTAGCTGTTGAATTTACTGGTGTTGGAGGACTATTGTCATTTGGAAATGTTGTGTTTTTGCCAATAAACAAATACATGATAGTATTTGATGCTTCAGAAAATGCTTCGGCAAATTGCTGTGCATTGTGTACTCTAAATTTGCTTGTTACAAGTGAAGCCATGTGTTTGTCCTTTACTGTGGGAGTAATATTTCATTTACTTATTTATACAATGATTTGTTGATTTTATGGTCCAGCTATGATTTTATATGCAGGAACATTGGTATACGCACTTGATGGAGGAACATAAATATCCATTTCAGTATTACTAAAGAGAACACTCACTTTTCCGAACTCATTATTTGCCAAAAATAGGTCATTTACAGCAAAATCCAATAAAAGATTGGTGCCTATTCCAGTGACACGATTTGGACTAGACAAAAACGTAGCCGATTGAAGCGCCGCTATTTGAACATTTGCATAGACCGATATTTGTGTAGAAGAATAAGTAGATAAAGAGTTTGAAAAGCTAATTGTTCCTTGAATTAATTTCCAAACAGGAAGATATGTTTCAGTTTGAATAACATTATTAGCATTTAAATCTAATTCAATATTTGTAGATGATGTAACAAATAAATTGGATAAATTTGCACCAGTATCTTCAACAATTACAACATATTCTTTATTGTCAATATTAACTTCAGTTAACATTGTATTTTGAGTTTCAACTTCTAAAAATATGTTATCATTTTCAATAGAAGTATTGGCGGCACCTAAATCAAATGTCCGAGTCA